TTAATTTTACCTGTAACAACTAGTTTACCTGTATCTAAAGTAACTGAGATTTGATCTTTTGTATATCCAGCAACTGCCATTTTGATAACAAACTTCTCTTCAGACTGTTTAATAATATCATATGGAGGAAACCCAGTTTGCGGCTTTTCCAATTCATTGATTCTACGAAATAATTCGTCAAAACCAATTAATGCTGAATTATGAATTGTTCTAAAAGTAGTTAAGTCTTTAGCGTACATATTTTTCTCCTTAAAAGCAAGATTTAATTTCGACCCCCGAAGCAGGTCATTTTTCCACGAGAATCATTCTCGCAAAACTATTTAGCCGCCAGCAAAAACGTCTCCCGACCCTGACGCTGAATGGCCACAAGTAGCGGCATCGCCAGCTCGACAAACTGCAATGCCATTAACAAATACTGAACCAGAACCAGCAGCCATAGTTGGGGAATCATGAGGGGCGACCCCATGACCTGTAACTACATCACCTATTCTAACTGCTGCAGCTCCATTAACAAATACATCACCGGATCCAGCAGCTAATTTACCTCCAGCTGAATCCGTACTTTTTCTAGTAACTCCAGGCATTATTTTTTAACTTTGCCAATGTTATATTTACTAACCAAATTATATTCATCTTTTTCTTTATACGATAAAATTTTAATTTGACTAATAGGAACTAACGGAGATTTACATTCATCTTCGCGTCTAATTTCCAATAATTCCCAATCTCTTAAAAGATTTACAATAGTATTTCTTCTAGCAATATCATTTTCACTAATTTCATGAGATTTGTTATCTAGACCAAATAATTCTTTAAAATGGATAATTACATATCTACCTTGTTTATGTAAAATATGACATGATTGATATAAAGTTTTATCTTTTTTAGATAATACGCCAATTCTAGATAATGTTTCTTTAATTTTTAAAAAATTATTTTCATCAATAAATACCTCAACGCCATATCCATTAAAAATGTCACTCATTTTATAACTCCTGTTTTATCAACAACTTCCTTAATTTTATCAATTTGTTCAGGAGTAAGAATTCTTAATGCATCTTTAGCTTTTTCTGATGAATAACCGAAATACTCCTTAATTACCTGAATATCTTTTGATTCGCTTGCTTTATACCATTTTTGAAAAGGTCTTTTCTTAGCAACTAATATATTTAGGTAAAAATCATATTGCATTTTTTTATCTAAACCAGAATACTGATTCATTTCATTTACATATAACAAACAATCATTATGCTGACTTAATGCTCGATTTACAATATAAGGTTCGTATTCTTTTTCGTTATCAGATGTAATAATAGATTTTTTAGTTTGAAGCAATGATGGTAAAACTTCTTTAAACAAATCCATAAATCACCTATTTGAATTCTAAGTCAACCATACATTCTGTAAAGAAAGCCATTAAATTAATCTCATGATCAATAACAAAAGCTGTTTGATATTGATAACGACCAATTAATAATACTAACTGTGGAATTGAATTCGGCTTTAAAATATCATACATTGAATCATACATCTTGCGATAAATTGTTTGACTATCGTTATCTAAGTTATCAACAACCCACTTTCTAACATCAGCAAATGATTTTTCTTTTAAACCTTTAATTAATGGTGTTAAATTTACATCAGAAACTTGCGATAATAAACCCGCATCAATAACACCACCCATTGCATAACGCTGAAGTTCGTTTAAAACTCTACGATTATCTGGATAATATTTAGCAATAACCTGAGCTACAACTTCTTTGTTATATTCAACTTTTTCTTCATCTAAAATCCAACAAACTCGTTTAAAAAACTGAGCCATTAATTTCTGCTTATCTTCTTTTGTAATCTTTACATCGACAACTGAACATCTTGAATGTAGCGGTTCAATAATACGATTTTTATAGTTACAAGTAAAGATAAATGAACAGTTACGAGAAAACTCTTCAATTGCATTACGAAGAGCTGGTTGCAGAGAATTAGCATTTAAATAATCTGCTTCATCAATAATAATTACTTTACGTCCGCCAGATAAACTAACTGAAGATGCATAATTTTTAATTTTACCACGAAGAACATCAATACCATTTTCGTCAGAACCATTAATGATAATATAGTCGCAATCCGTTTCTTTACATAAGGCTTTTGCTATAGTTGTTTTACCAACGCCAGCTGAACCTGCAATTAATAAATGAGGGATTTTGTTTTGAGTAACAAATTCTTGGAATGTCGATTTGATTGATTCAGGAAGAATACAATCTGAAATTTTTTCTGGTCTGTATTTTTCGCACCATAACATATGCTCACGCATCATAATATAAACTCCAAAATAAAAATAATAAAAAGGGTGACCGAAGCCACCCAAAAATCAATTTAAGCTGTATGACCTGATACAACACTTACATAAAGTTTAGCAAATTCTTTATCTTCAGTATTTTGTTCAGCAAAATTTTGTTTATGATACGTTTTAGCTAAACGATTAATAATTTTCTTTGGTAACTCAATTTGATCTTTAACGGCATCAACGATATCTTTAATTGCTTCTTTTTCGCGCTCAACTCTAGAAAAATGAACTGAAATTTCTTTCAACCCATCAGTAAGAATTTTTAATTGTTTATCATCAAGCGTACCAAATACTGTTTCTAAAGTTTCAGTCATAATATTATTCCTCTGTCAAAATTGATTTAATGCCATGTATTAATTCTTTTTTATCAACTTCTTCACTAATATAAGCATCTAATAAAGTAAATAAAAATATTTGTTTCATTTTATAACTTGAAGTAGCTGGAATATAAGAATTCCAGTTATCTAACATTGTATTATTAAAATCGCTCATATTTTATTTACCAAATGTTGAACTCGTTTCAATAGTAATCCAATATTTTAATTCAGCTGTAGTAGAAGTCCATGCTGAAATACCTTTACTAGAAATCTCAACCGAATACGTATCTGGAATAACTTTTAAATTTTCAGCTTTAAATACTAATTTAAATACTTTACCTTCTGGATCAACGTCAGCCATTTCTAATGAATTAACATGACTTGAATCATTTGCTTCATCAAAAGTAACTAAAGATACAGTAGTTCCATCCGATTCAACGGCAACATGAGGTGCACCAAGAACAGTTGCAGTTTTTAATACCCACTCAAAATCTTCTTTAGAGAATGTAAATTTAACATCTGGAGCTGGAACATTAGGAAGTTTTTCTGGTGGGACAACAATCATTGATTGATCAGCAACACGATATTTAATTTTACTACGACCTCCACGACCTTTAATAATAACATGTTTATCATCAAATTCTAATTCTGGACCTTCTTTAAATAAAGAAGCAACGGATAAGAAATTATTTAAATCGTAAATACCAAAGTCTTGAGGAATTGTATCTGAGATAGTAGCCACAGATAAAATATTTTTACCTGGACTCATAGTTGAAACAGTATTACCTTTTCTAAAAAAGATGCCTTGATTGATGTGAGCAAAGTTTTTTAGAATAGCAGTTGTTTCTTGAGAAATTTTCATTTAATCACCTTATTTAAAATAATAACAAAAGTACACAGTACATATATAGTATAACCTAATATACATAAAAAGTCAAGCAATTTTATGCGTTTAAAAATTCATCGGTTCCAATAAAATTCATTCCACCGTTTAATTGATATCCAAAATTTCCAATATTTCCATTAAAATATTCCATAAATAACCAAGACAAAACTTCAGGATTTAAAGTTTCGCCAACTTCTGTTGCAAGAATATACGGTATTCCATTTCTATTTTGATACGATAAAATTACTTTACAATCATTTGGTTTCATCCAAGCCGGAATATTTTGTGAATTTTCTAACCATAAACATTTAAAAGATTTACAAGGATTAGCTGGTCTATCTTCATAGATAGTACAACCATTTTTCCCATTAAAATGACATTGTCTTCCTGGCCAAAAGCCGTATCCATGAGCTTCTCCGTGGAGCCATCCTTCGCAACAAGCTGAACAATCGCCACAAGATCTAGGTTTATTTTCAATCATAAGTTTTTAGTAAAGAATGTTGTGAATGTGAAACGGAAATGCGGAGCTGAACCAGCCTGCGGTCTTAATGTATGCGGAATTTGTCCATCAAATAAAATTAATCTACCTGGAGTAAATGGGCTTGCAAATAAAATATCGTTTAAACTATCATCATAGAAAAGAGTTTCTCCACCCCATTCTTCTTTCCATCGAAGGTTTACATAATATAATAAAACTTTGTCTTCAACATGACTATGGTTAAAATATGTATTTACCGGAATTGATAAATTAACAATACTTTTGTTAATATTATATTGACTAAGGGTATATCGCAAACCTTCATGACGACTTAATGAATCAAAAATTCCTAAATTATTACGATCTTCTTGATTATATGCTGAATAAAAATATCTATAATTACCGTATTCAATTTCACTAGTATCTTCCCAGCCAAACCGAAAACTTGAATCAGAAATATAGTTATAGAAATGAGTTCTTTCAGCTAATGTAAATAGATCGTCATAGACATCTATTGCATATCCATCAACATTATATGATCTATGTTTCATAAATCTCCTATAATAAAATACATAATAAAATTTGGAGCGGGATAAGGGAATCGAACCCTCACTAGGAGATTGGAAATCTGCTGTTCTACCATTAAACTAATCCCGCAATATTTGGTGCCCCTCCTAGGACTTGAACCTAGAACCAACCGATTATGAGTCGGACGCTCTAACCATTGAGCTAAAGGGGCATATATTATTTCTTCTGAACTTTTTTGAAGAAATTATCTAATTTTTTATCGCACTGTTTATTTGAATTTGTCAAAGATTCAACCTTTGCAGTTAAAGCAGCATGATCATCCTGCAATTTAGCTAAATCACCAGAACTAGCGCAACCTGTTACAAATAAACATAAAATAACTAAAAATAAAGTTTTCATAACTTCCTCGTATTAAATTATTTGGCGGGCAGGGAAAGATTCGAACTCTCATCTTTGTGTTTTGGAGGCACACGTTTTATCCAATTAAACTACCTACCCAATATTAGCGTCGCTACGGGGAGTCGAACCCCGCTTACAAGAATGAATTCATTCTTGTGCCCTAACCGATAGACGATAGCGACAATTATTTTTTAAACCCATTAGGGGTGACTAGTGGGACTTGAACCCACAAAATCTCGAATCACAATCGAGGACGTCTACCAATTCCGTCATAGTCACACCTAATGGGTCTTATTTGGCTCCCTAGGATGGGTTCGAACCACCGACCGGACGGTTAACAGCCGTCAGCTCTACCACTGAGCTACTAGGGAATTATCTTTTAAACTAAAGGTCGACTAAATTCAGTTGGACCATAAAGCCATTCTTTTGTTGCGCAATTAATAAACATAATATCTATTTGTAATAATACATGTTCATATCTATGGATTTCCATTACTTCAGTAGGAATAAATCCTTTTTCTTTCATATAATCTATATAATCTTGAATAGATGGAGCATGAATGTTATATTTAATTATAGGGCATTCTAAATATATCAAATCAATATTATCTATATATGATTCAACGCCGCGCAAAATATCTAATTCAGAACCTTGCGTATCTATTTTCAGTAGATTAGGTATTGGTAAACCATATTCAATTATAAGTGATTCTAACGTTGTACAAGGAAATTTAACTGCAGAAAAATTATCATAATAAACAGTATTTTCTTTATAATAAGAACTACCAGTGCTACAATCAGTTGAATTTGTGTTATAAAACTCAACAAATTTTCTCCCAGGATTACTTAATACTCCAATAAAATATGGAAAACCCAATTCTTCTAAAGACGACTGATGTATTGAGTCAGCTTCAAATAAATAAAAATCGCTAACAGGTAAAACGTTGGATTTTAAATAACTAGACCAACTACCTTGATGAGCGCCAATATCATAAACAACATCTATTTGTAACCCGTCATTTTGTATTTGTGTTAGATATTTAGAAATC